ATTGTTTTAAGTACAGGTTTGTTAGATATGAACTTAGCAAAGCGTTCACCGTGCTTTATATACAGGTTACGGAACCAAGATGGTGCATCATTAAGTAACCAGGCACGGAAGCGTAACCACTGAGGATTCTCTATACCGTACACCTCACGTGCTACCCAGCAATATTTAGTTATTGCTGCTGCACCAAGACCTCCCGCAAAGTCCATAAATCCTCCAGATGAAGCAGCATTAGCCTGTGCCTGGGCGCCAAGTAAACCGAACTGATCGCTTTGACGTTGCATAGCCATATTGATTCCTACGTTTGGATCAAACAACTGAGGTCCCATTGGACCAGCTGCTCCTTGTTGAGCCTGTCCTAGTATACCGCTACCTAAACCGATAGCTGAAGAAGGACGGCCAAGGATAGTAGCCCCTAGGTCACCTGCTAATGCTCGGTTCATTCCAAATGCACCAGCACCCGCTTGTCTAGCCTCAGCACGTAGACCACTACGTACCTGCTCACGTCCAAGTAATTCAGCTGCTACGGAGCTTTGGTCACCAATACGACCTCTAGCCAAGGAACCAGACCTGGCTGCTTGTTCTGCCATCCTGCTGCGTTCTGGGGATAGTTGTCCTTCACCCTCAGCAAACAATGTTTCGGCTTGCTGTTGAGCAAGTTCGGCTATTCCTGTACTGTAAGGGTCAGCTGACCTTTGTGCCTCAACAACCTGTGGAGCAAATTTCTCAAGGGCTGCTACATCATCCGCACGTTGTAAGCCTAGTTGTTCCCTTTGTAAAGTGCCTGCTCTTTGTGAGCTTTCTTCAAGTAAGTCAAACAGACCAGGTGTTCCACCCATCTGCTCAAGTCCCTGCATTTCTGTTTTAATCTGTGCAATACGAGCATCTCTGTTACCACCAAGGGATTCAGATATTTTATCAACCTCAGCATTGTAAGCCTTGAGTTGTTCCTCGTAATTAGGGTTCTTGAACTTTCTTGGTTTATAACCTCCTCTTCCAGGAGGAGCAGATCGACCCTTTCTTTTTGGTGCATCAACGAACTCCGATGGTTTTAGGCCAACAGTTTTTTGTGCAATCTTTCTTGCTTCATCACTACTTACTCCACCACTACCAGCCTCAAGACCAGCTAGTTCTGCCTGTAGTTTACGGTATCTTGGATCCTGTTTTGGATCCTGAATACCCCTAGCCATTGTAGCTATGTCAGCTAATTCTAGGGCTTGGTATTGAGGTCTAAATCTAGCCTCAGCACCCAACAAGCGTTCCTGCAAAGCTGGGTCAGTTACACCTTGGTAGGAGTCAAAGTTCTGACCAAAGAGGTACTCTCCCATTGAATCACCTGGATCAATCGGATCAGGTTGTTGTATCGTTGTTCCTCCTTTGCCTCCCATAATACCTAGTTGTTAATTATTTTTTTAAAAAGTCTGTTATCGTAGTTAACCCTTTTAGGGAAACCATTTCTGTACCTTAAACCTATTTTGTTTTTTTCAAGAACCTCTGGGCATTTATCAACGAAATCCTGTGTCAGTTCCTTAAATGCACCTTCACCCTCAGCAAAAAGGAATGCCATAAATATACTATCTCCGTCCTCTCTGTCAGCCTCCCAGTTATTAATAAATTCCCAGCCATCATCCTCGTTGCAATTATACCACATAAAGACACCTCTTACAGAAGTATTCTCATTGTAGTGAACGATTAATGTTTGCTTCGCCCAGTGGTAGGCTACCATTAGACGTATAAGTTCTTTGTCCCAGTCCTGAAAGACCTTGCCGTTCTCGTGCTGAATGCAGAAGTCCACAACCTCATCCATAGCAAGGATAGCATTCTTTTGAGTACGATTCTCAAGAGCTACCTGTACGGACTGAAGTAAACGATTGTAACCCATTAGGATACGATTTTTAAAGTACCGCTGTCGCTATAAACAGTTCCAGAAGATAGACCAGATGCACTTGTTGGAATGTTAAAAATTAATAATCTACGAGAGCTATCGATACGTATAGCTTCAGTATTATCTACCTCAAAACTTATAGCGTTGCCTGTGTTTAAAATAAAAGGACTGTCGAGATCTGTAGCACTGTCAGGTGTTTGTATAAACAAACCTCTATTTGAGCCATCTTGGGTGGTTGTAAAAGATGCTATTACCTCCGATGCACCAGACTTAGCTATTGTAGCACCATCCGTTAGATTAAGTTTTGCAGAGGTAACAGCACTATCAGCTATCTTAGCTGTTGCTACACCACCATCTTTTACGGATAAGCTACCATCAGTAAGTACCTGCAAGGTAGATGCATCAACAGCCCCAGCAGTATCAAATGATGCTGAGGTGAACATTTGGTTCATCTTGTCAGCCGTTAGCTGTTCTCCATTAGTAAATATTTTACCTGATGTTATTATTGCCATAGTATTAAATTGTTACACGGATTCTAAAAAGTTTTTAAGCAAATGCTTTCAGCACTAATGAACAATTACTGCTGCTTAGTGTTACATCTGTAGAAGACCCAGTGCGGTCTACTATTTTAAGTGTACCTGCGTTTCTGTAAAATGCTACATTACTTGCTGTACAGAAAGAAACGGCACTTCCACCATCAAAGAATTGGGCAAAACCACTATTTATTAATACAAATTCTCCACTTGAATACCCACCTGTGCTTGCTGTCATTTTAGCGAATACTTGTATTATTTTAGGAACTTCTCCTAAAGAGTGTGCTACAGACAGCTCAGTATCCTCATTTGGAAAGGTTTGGTCCGAACTAATAAAACTCTTTGTAAATACCGAATTAGCATCTACATAAGCCTTGACACTTTGTTGGGATGCAAGAGCAGTAGCGCTGTTGGATGACATATCGTCCTCAGCTGTAAAATCAAAGGCTTCTTCAACATCTCCTTCGCTAGCAGAAGCACGACCAAGAACCTTAGCTGTGCTGATATGTTGCATCTTAGCAAATGTAACTCCAGTTGTCTTGCTGGAGCTATCAGCTATCTTGGCTGTTGTTACTTTAAGGTCCTCAATCTGTAACTGACCAGTACCACTAGCAACTTGAACACCACCATCTTTTACACAGGTTCCTATATCGGTAGAACCGCTAACAGTAAAGGTAACACCGTTACCATCATTGCCTATAAACAACGCATCCTCAACAAGGTCGTGTAGCTTTTCATTAGTAACTGATGCATCCGCTGCGAATGTCTCTCCTTTTTGTATTGGTCCTGCCATTATATTGCTTTCTGTGTTGATCTAAATGATGTTGAGCCACTTGTCCTTATGGCTCTTATCTTGGGTCGTCCTACTGTGTTGTTAAATATAAATTGTATTCCGTGTCCACGTCTATTACCTATTCTACCACGTATGGATACATCCTCTGCTATCTCTAGCGTTGAGCCATTAAAATCACTTAATGATCGAAGCGAGAAAGTTGCATCAGGGTTTTCTGTTACAGCAGATATATCCAGGTCACTATCATTATCCTCGCTACTCTCTACGTGAAGCTCGAACTCCCTCCAGCTCTTTCTGTTCAGATTACCGAGTGTGTACTGACGAGTAGTAACACTACCTTTTATTGGTATAGGATTAGTAGATACTTGGCTAATTTGAGTACGAACAATATCATCTCCTTCTACGCGACTGTCTATACTGTGTATTCCCCCTAGGCTGTTGATAGCATACACAAGTCTTTGTGTACCTTCACCTGCAACTATAAGGTTCTCAATGTTCCAGTTATTGTCATTAACCTGATCAATACTTTCCCACTGTTTGTTGAGGAAGTTATATATTAGTAAAGCATTATTTACACCGTCAGTATTTTTAACACCATCTTGGAATGTGTCCAGTGGCACAGCTATGTAGTAACGATTATCGAAGTAAACAGCTACTGACTTACTCCAGTACTCCCTTTGTATTCTTTCAATAGTTGAGTTAATAGGCTCACTTAATGGTGTTTCAGTGCCACGAAGGTTGTACTCATCAAAGAACTGAGTGCTGTATATACCATTGTCGGAAAGAAATATAACTTGGTTTCCTACCTGTCTTATTGTGTCCCTGGCTACACAACCAACCTCGTCCGTAAGTAGGTTAGTACTAGCTCCCTGCAATGTAGTCGTATTGGATACCATATGAATACTGTTACGATTGAACACCATAAGGTTATCTTCTGAGAAGGAGTGCAGGCCTACAACAAAGTCAGCCTCACCTGCATTGAACCTGTACTGAGCGTATATCTGGTCATAGGTATCCGTGTCCAAAATATCTGAAGCAATAATCTCATCCAGTATTCCCCTAGAAGTATAGGTATCAGCTGCACTAGATACATCAAACTTAAATGGCATTACTAACCTGCGTTGATGGTACACAGCAAACTCAGGTGCTGGCATATGTGTAAAGCCTAAACCTACTGATACTTTTTTTATAAAGATTGGATCAGATGCACGAACCTCTGCTTGTGTTTTTTCAGATGATACTGCATCTGGAAGTACAATAAAACTAACACCTGCTGCTGGGGCTACTGTTCCTGTGGTATCGGACGGACTAAAGGTTGTTGCAACTTCTACCTCGAACTCAGTGCCACTGTTTACCTTTGCCACAGAATTATTTCCATTAATACCAGCATCAAGATCAGCAAAAGTAATTGTTTGATTCAAAGAAAGACCGTGTGCAGTGCCAGTTGTAACAGTAGCAGTAGTACCGCTTACAGTAACTCCAGTTACAGCAACAGTGCTGTCAGAGGAAAATACTTCTTTTATTAAAAATTCTGAAGCTAACTTTAATCCACACGATGCAGTAGGTCCATCATTGCTTATTGATAAGGTATTACCAACACTTAGTGATTGTGATGTATGCAGGGAACCAACAGAATTTATAATAGAAAAATCTTTTACAACAGTGTTGATTGATACTGGTTGTGTATAAGCACCACTAGCTACCTTTGTAAAATCCGTTGAAACAACCGATGTGCTACTTACAGTATAAGTCTCGTTACCGCTAACATCTAAGGCAAAAGTAAACGTAGTGTCCCCAGTTTTTGTAATACTTTTAGTTGAACCATTGGGGTCAAGGGTAGTAAATGCTCCATCTGTTCCTGCACCCAATAATCCGTTAATTGTAACAATATCCCCAGTTACTAAATTATGATTTGTACTAGTTGTTATAGTAACTAAATCAGTGCTACTAGCAACAGAGGCTGCCGATATTGTAGATATTCTAAGATTGTTTTCTAGCGTAGTACTACCATTTCTAAATATAAACACCTTGTTAAATGCTTGAAGCATTGATGCTGTAGTTGGAACGGTTTCATTTGAAGGGTAGTTCAGAGTAACAACAGCTCCTGTTGATAGATTCCTGGCTACTGCACTAGCATTTGATGCAATAATTATATGCTGACTTGCACTGTCATTTGGGTCACTGAATGCTGCACTTGCATTAACCTCAGTATTAAGAGCATCAGAAAGTATCATAGTACTACCAACAACTGAGGACTCAATACCATTCATAGAAAATGGCAATGTTTGAGGCAAACGAACGGCTACCGTATAAGCACCAGTTCCACCCGAATCATCAAGTGCATATTTTACTGTAAGGAAACCTGAAACACTAGCGTCAACATCTGTTAATGTATGGACACCATTTGGATCAGCTAGACTACCTGCTGTTATGCCAGCAACGGTAACGGAATCTCCTACTGCTAAGGATGTACCAGCTATGTTTGTTAGCTTTATAGTAACTTTATCTGCTGTAGTAGTACCAAGGTCAGCAGTAACTATATTCATAGGAAGGATACCAGTTATACCATCACCAACCTGTGCAGTAGTAGGCAACCTAAGTACACTAGCAGTTACAGTAAATGGTGCTTCTACTAAATCAATACCCTTACGTACCTGTGCTTGACCATTGCGATCCATCCGTACGTTCTGAGCATCCGCAAGCATACCACCAGTAAGTTGGTCAGGGCGCAAGCGATTGTTAAAGCCAACGAAACCAACGTCACCATCTTTCTCGACTCGGTCATCGAGTCCTGAATATGAACGGTACTCAAGCATTTAACATTTCCATCTTTTAAGGGCTAGTGCCTTACGGGTTGGTCTTCCTTTTGAATCCTTC